GGGACAGATTCGCAACGCTGAGCGAGGTGATACGCCAGCGCGACGAAGCCCGGCGGTCGGCGCATCAACTGCGCGAGCAGGTAGACAACCAGTGCCGTTTAGTCGTGGAGCTGCACCGGGCGGTGGATAGCCAGACGAAAGACCTTCAGCGTCATGCGTCAATGCTTCAGTCTGCGCGCAACACAATCGGCGACCTGCGCGCTGAGCGCGACGAAGCCCGTGCCGCGGAGATTCTGGCCCGCGATCTTTTGGCCCGCCAGCTTGCAAATCGCAATGCCACGCCCGGCTAAGACCCTTCCGCTCCAGCTCCAGCAGTGCGCAGAGCTACTCGGCGTATCGCTGCGTCGTGTGCAACAGATGATCGCTGACGGCGAGCTTCCGAAGGACGCCGGCCACGGCGCAGGCATCGACACGGCGTGGTTTGCGAAGTGGCTGAAGGATCGGCACGCCCGCGACTTCGGCGTCACGCAGGACGGGCAGGTCTACAATTTCGAGGCCGAGCGCGCCCGAAAGATGAAGCACGACGCGGACTTAGCCGAAATGGAGGCCGCTCGCGAACGCGGCGATCTGATCCCGGCGGCAGACGTTGCCCGCGAGTGGATCGACACCCTGAGCAGAGTTCGCGCCCGCCTGCTGTCGCTACCGACGAAGCTCGCAGCACGCACCGCGCCGCCCGATCGACTGACCGTCGTCGAGGCCGAGGCGCGCAAGATTGTCCACGAGGCATTGACCGAAATGTCCGAAGGCGCGGAGCCCGCAGAATGACCGCCCTGAACCGCGTCATGGTGCAAGCGCTGGCCGTCCTGCGCCCGCCGCCGGACCTGACCCTAAGCCAGTGGGCAGAGCGTCACCTGTACCTGAGCGCGGAGGATTCGGCGGAACCAGGCCTCTACAGCGCCGGCCGCGCCCCGTATCAGCGCGGCATCCTTGACGCCATCACCGATCCATCCGTTGAGTCGGTTGTCGGGATGCTTTCGGCGCAGGTCGGGAAGACGCTGATGCTCAAGGCAACGATCGGATACTTCGTCGATCAAGATCCGTCCACGGTCCTCGTGGTCCAGCCCACAATCGAGATGGCCGAGACCTTCAGCAAGGATCGGTTGGCCCCGATGATCCGCGACAGCCCGTCGCTTCGCGGCAAGATCGCCGACAGCAAGTCGCGCGACTCTGGCAATACGATCCTCCACAAGCAATACCCGGGCGGACATATCACAATGGTCGGCGCCAACGCTCCGGCCGGCCTCGCGAGTCGCCCGATCCGCGTTGCGCTGTTCGACGAAGTCGACCGCTACCCGGCGTCGGCAGGCACCGAGGGCGACCCGGTGTCGCTCGGCATCGCGCGCACGAAGACATTTTGGAACCGCCGCATCGTCATGTTTTCGACGCCCGGCGACGCGGACACAAGCCGCATCCTCGCTGCGTTCGACGCATCGGACCAGCGCAGGTATCGCGTCCCGTGCCCGCACTGCGGAGAGCGCCAGTCGCTGCGCTGGGATCAAGTCTCATGGGCCGATGCCGACCCGTCCACGGCCGTCTACGTTTGCGAGCACTGCGACACCGGATGGAGCGAGGCCGACCGATACGCCGCCGTGCAGGCCGGCGAGTGGGTCGCGGATCATCCGGGCCGACCCGTCGCGGGCTTCCACCTCAACGAGCTGTACAGCCCATTCCGAAAGCTCCGCGAGATCGCGGCGGACTTCCTCGCCGCAAAGGATTCGCCCGAGCGCCTGAAGACCTGGGTCAATACCTCGCTCGGGGAGCCATGGCGCGAGGAAGAAGGGGAGCGCGTACAAGCCGACGCGATCGCGCAGCGCCGCGAGCCGTACACCGAGCCGCCGCCCGGCGCGCTGTGCGTGACGATGGCGGTGGACACGCAGGATGACCGCCTCGAAATCGAGTTCGTCGCGTGGGGCAAGGGCGAGGAATCATGGGGCGTGGAACACAAGGTGCTCTATGGAGACCCTGGCCGACCCGAGATCTGGGACAAGCTCACGTCCGAACTCGGCCGCACCTTCCGTCGCGATGACGGCGCCGTGCTGGCGGTGTCGGCCTGCGCGATCGACAGCGGCGGACACTACACCCGCGAGGTGTACGCATGGTGCCAGCGTCACCGCGGGCGCGCATTCCCCCTGGTCGGCCGATCCGGTGCCGGCCGGCCGCTGGTGGAGGTGTCGAAACGCCCCCTGAAGCAGCACGGCGTGAAGCTGCTGGTCGTCGGCGTCGACACTGCGAAGGAGTTGTTGTTGATGTCGCGCCTCAAGGTCACGACGCCCGGCCCGCAGTACTGTCACTTCCCGGCGGCGTACAGCACGGCGTTCTTTCAGCAGCTGACCGCCGAGACACGCCGCACCGTGTACGTACAGGGCCGCCCGACGTATCGGTGGGCCTGCAAAAAGGGCGATCGAAACGAGGCGCTTGACTTGCGCGTCTACTCGCTCGCGCTGATCCATCTGCTACGCCCGGCATGGGACGTGCTGGCGTCGCAGATCGTGCCGCCGGAGTCCGCGCCACCTCCGCCACGCCCACGTTCTGTCGCGCCGCGTGGTACGATGCCGCGACCTGTGCCGCGTAATCTGGGGTGACCGATGCGAGACCCTGACATCCTCGAAACCGTCTACCGCGCCGCGCTGGCCGGCCGCCCGCTGGCCGACATCCGGCGCGAAGTGGGCGGGCAGCGCGTCTACATCCCTGCGCGGCCAAGACGCGAGCATCTGCAACCGGCGGAGCGGCTGCGCGCGGCATCCCTGAGCCCGGCCGAAGCCGCGGCGCGCTACGGAATCAGCGAGCGTCACGCGTACCGCTTGCGCCGGTTGGGCTGACCCGCTATCCTGCGCGTCCCTAAACAGATGATCGGGCTCCGGCATGTGCCGGCCGCCGTCTGCCCGTGGGTGGTTCCGTCGTGATGACGCTGCCGGGCTGCTAAGGCTCTGACTCGTGAAACCGTAGGCCGCCTTCCTCGGGCGGCTTTTTTCGTTGGCCCACAAAAAACCCGCCGGTGTCGGCGGGTCTGGTGGCGATGCGGAAGCGCTCAGGCTTTTTTCGGCCCGGCTTGTTCTTCGCCGCAGCCTTCAGCGACTCGCGAATGATTCCGTACGGCTGACATTTGCCTATTATGTCAGCGCAGGCGATGCCAGCGTGTCGGGATGGCCACGCTATCCGAACTCCAGCAACGACTCGAAAAGCTGAATGCCGCGATGGACTCCGGCGTGCTCAGCATGGAGATCGGTGGCCGGAAGATCGTCTACCGATCCATTGACGAAATGGAGCGCGCGAAGAATCACCTAACCGCGGAAATCGCCAAGTTCACCGCGCCGCGCCGCGGGTCGTTCTGGAAGACCACCTTCTCCGGGAGTCGCGGCGAATGACGCGCCCGTCGCTCTGGTCCCGACTGCTCCGAATGGTCGGCCTACGCGCCTACGATGGCGCGTCGCCGAAGGACGGATGGCGCCCGCGTCGCCCCGGCGCATCGGCGAACACGGACCATCGCGCCGATGCGTACACGCTCCGCACACGCGCGCGATCGCTGTACCAAAACGTCCCGTACGTCACCCGCGCGATTGATGGCCTCGTGTCGGCGTATGTCGGCAGCGGCGTCAGCATCTACAGCGCGAGCAAGTCAACGCGCGTCCGCAAGCGATACGAAGCCGCGCTGAAGGACTGGGAATACACCTGCGACGCTGACGGAATCCGCTCGCTGTCCGCGATCATCGCAGACGCCGAACGAGCCGCCGCGATTGACGGTGAATGCCTGATCCGCCGACGCGTCCGCACCGGCCGCGGTAACCCGGTGCAGGTCCAGCTGCTGGAAATCGACTGGCTGGACTCGGCAAAGACCGGCACGCTGTCGGACGGCGGGTCGATCGTGTCCGGCATTGAATACGATGCACAGGGCCGCGTCCGAGGCTACTGGCTGTACGACAAGCATCCGGGCGAGACGCTGTCGGCCGGTCGCATGGACAGCCGCATGGTCCCGGCGGCAGAGATCATCCATTACTACGAGCCGCGCCGACCCGGGCAGGGCCGCGGCATCACCAAGCTCCACAGCGTCATCGGCCGCGTCCGGGATCTGTCGCTCTACGAAGACGCGGAACTCGCGCGCAAAAACCTTGAATCCCGCATGGGTCTCGTGGCCAGCGGATCGCCCGACGGATTGATGAACCCGCGTGCCGGTGAAACCACCGTCACCGCGGATCAGGCCGACGCCCGCGACCTCGGCCAGCTGCCGGCCGGCGGCATCGTCGAGATTCCGCCGGGCATGAACATCACGGCGTTTGAGCCAAAGGCTGCCCCGGGCTACGTCGACACGGTCGTCCTGTCGCTTCAGTTGATTGCCGCCGGCGTCGGGGTCCCGTACCACCTCGCCACGGGTGACATGACGCGAGTCAACTTCAGCTCCGCGCGCATCCGCGACATGGACTTTCGGCGGGACGTTGAGCAGCACCAGTGGATGTGTCTGGTGCCGCGACTGCTGATCCCGCTGTGCCGCTGGTTCGCCGATGGCGTGCAGCTCATGGACGGCACGCCGGCCGACTACGCCTTCGATTTTTCAATGCCGCGCTGGGACTACGTCAACCCGAAACAGGACCTTGACGCCGAGCGGCAAGCGCTGGAATCGGGCAGCGAGACGCTTTCCGAAGTGCTCCGGCGCAAGGGCCGCGACCCGGCGACGCACTTTGCCGAGATGGCCGCGGATGTCAAGGCGCTTGAAGCGACGGGCGCAATCAAACTCATGGAGCTGATGCGAGGCACGCAGCCGGCCGTTGCGCCGCCGCAGCCAGAGCCGCAGGACACACAACAGGAGGTCGCGGAATGAGCGACAAGATCAGGGCGCTACCAACGCAGCGGCGCGCCGCTGAAATCCGCGTCGAATCGTGGAACGAGGAAGAGCGGACCATTGATGTCGTGTGGGGCACGGGTGCGCCGGTGCGCCGATACAACTGGTGGGACGATGAGGAATACGACGAATCCCTCGACATGTCTCCGCAGTCGGTCGACATGTCAAGGCTCGCCAATGGTGCTGCGCCTGTGCTGGACACGCATCGGTCAGGCGGCCTGAGCAATCAGATTGGCGTCGTCGTGTCGGCGGAGGTTGACGGCACGCGAGGCACCGCAAAACTTCGGATGTCGTCGCGACCGGAAATCGCCGGGATCGTGCAGGACATCAAGGCCGGGATCATCCGCAACCTCTCTGTCGGCTACTCCGTCCAGCGATACGAAATCACCCGCGAGAAAGACAAGGTAGCCGTTTACCGCGCCACCAGATGGACTCCCGCGGAAGTCAGCTTCGTGCCGATTGGTGCAGACGCATCGGCGCAATCGAGATCAAAAACACCGGAGCAGGCCGGCGAATCCTGCGCATTCGTGGAGCGATCGAAAATGGACGAACAGGAAAAGCCGGCAAGTGCGCCGGACAACACGCGCGCGGCTGACCCTGTGCCGCCGCAGGACAAGGCTCCGCAGGTCGATAACACGACCCGCGCCGCAGACATTGCGGAACTTGCCGCAAAGCACGGCATGTCGGACAAGGCGCCGGAGTGGATTCGCTCGGGAAAGCCGATCGGCGACATCCGCGCCGCGATCCTTGACGCGCTGGTTGCGGCCGACGCGCAGGCCGGCGGCGCCCGCAATATCACCGCCGGCCTCGCGCAGGAAGACAAGACCCGCAACGCGGTCGTGTCCGCTTTGATGGCTCGCGCTCGCAGCGTCGACCCCGACACGCGCAAGCCGGTGCAGTTCGACGGCGGGAACGAGTTCCGCGGACTCACGCTGCTGGACATCGCGCGCAACTCTCTGGAGCGCGCCGGCGTCCGCACCGCCGGAATGGACAAGATGACGTTGGTCGGCCGCGCCTTCACGCAGACGCAGTCGGATTTCCCGACGCTGCTCGAAACCACGATGCACAAGACGCTGACCGGCGCCTATTCCATCGCGCCCGACACGTGGAGCCGCTTTTGCAGCATCGGCAGCGTGAGCGACTTCCGCGCCCACAACCGCTACGGCGTCGGCAGCTTGCCGAATCTGCCCGGCGTTAACGAGGCTGGAGAGTTCCGCAACGTCGCCATTCCCGATGGCGAAAAGGCCAGCATCACGGCCGACACCAAGGGGATGATTATCAACCTGACCCGTCAGGCGATCGTCAATGATGACCTTGGCGCGTTTGTCGGGCTGGCCGCTCAGCTTGGCCGCAGTGCACGCCGCACGATTGAAGCAGCGGTGTACACCTACCTTGCAAGCAACCCGACCGTCAAGGGCTCGGAATTGTTCACCGATGCCCGCGCGAACCTGTTTGCCAGCGGCAGCACTGCCCCGCGTAACACGCAGACTGCTCCGACCGTCGCCGCGGTGGAGTTGATGCGACAGGCGATGGCGAAGCAGAAGGACATCGGCGCAAACGATTATCTGGACCTGCGCCCGTCGATCTTCGTCGGCAACTTGGCTTACGGCACCGAGATGAAGGTGGTGAACGAGGCTCAGTTCGACCCGACTTCCGGCACCAAGGACACGCGCCCGAACACGTCGCGCGGCCTGATCCGCGACATCGTCGAAACGCCGCGTATCACCACCAACTACTGGTACTTGTTCGCCGATCCGGCCGACGCGCCGGTCATTGAGGTGGCTTTCCTTGACGGTCAGGATGCGCCGTTCCTCGATCAAGAGGAAGGCTTCACCGTCGACGGAACGCGCTGGAAGGTCCGACTTGACTTCGGCATCGCGGCGGTCGACTGGCGCGGCGTGGTCCGCAACAACGGCGCGTAATCACTTCGCCCGGGGCGAAGGCTCCGGGCACTTCGCGAGGAGCGAATAGAAATGGCAACGAACTATCAGCAAGAAGGCAACGTCATCCAGTGGACCAACGGCACCGGCGCCGATGTTTCGTCTGGTCAGATGGTCAAGCTGTCGCACTGCCTCGGCGTCGCATTGCAGGACATCGCCAGCACGGCCACCGGCAGCGTCGCACTGGAGGGCGTGTTCTCGGGAATCCCGAAAGTCAGCGCAGCGGTGTTTGCCGTCGGCGAAAAGCTCGTGTGGGACGTCAGCGCAAACAGCTCGCTGGGTGCGTTTGACGACGCAGCGGCTACCCCGGCATCCGGCGACGTGACCGGCGCTGCGGTGGCTTGGGTCGCGGGCGCAAACACCGAGACCACTTGCACCGTCAAGCTGACCCCTGGCAACGCGACGCTGACGGCCTAAGTCATGACGCAAGCGGCCTACCTCGCCGACATGGACGCGCTGCTACACGGCGCGTTCCAGGCTGCCGGCATGGGCGATGCGGCGACGTATCGCGCCGGTCCGGCGGATGCCGAGGTGCCGTGTGTCGTGCTGGTCGATCAAGGCGCGCAGCTGCTGGAAGACCGGGTGGTGACGGATCAGGTCACCATCCGGGCTCAGCTGGCAGAGATTGGCACGCCTCGGCCGGGCGCGGTGTTCACGATCGGCGACTTCCGCTGGCGCGTCGATCGTGTCAGCGAGCGCGACGAATCAGCCGCAACGATGGTGGTGTCCCGTGCGTAGCCGCGACCTTGTCAACGCGCTTGCCGACATCCTGCGAGGCATCGGAGGCGCCGATTACTACACCGAGGCCGGCGCTTACGTGCAGGTTGGCGGCACGCTTGACGATCGGCAGGAGCGACGGGATCAAATCCTTGTCAACCCGACGCGCAAGGAATACCGCGCGCGCGTCAACGGTGGCGACGTGGACTTCGCGACCGGTGCCACTGGCTACTACGTGGCCGGCTGGACCTTCGAGGTGACGGCGTGCGCCTTCGGGCTCGCCGACGAATCACCGGCCGATCGACTGATGGACTTGCTGGACGACGTAGAGCGCGCGCTCATGTTCGCGAATGTCGTCACTGTCGGCGCGTCGAAGTTCGCCGGGCAGATCGTTTCCACTGACTTCACACCGCGGCCCGACGGCGCTGACGCCGAGATGGCCGTGATGACAGTTCGACTCACAGGCCCGCAGACGTGGGCGACAACTTGACGGAGCACACGAAATGCCTACGCTGAACACGGTCACCAACACCTACAAGGTCGGCCGCGGCTCGCTGCTGTTCAACCGGCGCCGAGACGACGGCACCTACGAGGGATTCCGCCGACTCGGCAACGCGCCGGGCTTCACGGTGTCGGTGGAGTCGGAAAACATCACGCACGAGTCCAGCGAATCTGGCCTCGCAGAGCGCGACCTTGACACGCTGCTGCGCCTGACCCGCACCGGCACGATCACGCTGGACAATCTGTCGGCGGACAACCTGGCCATCTTCCTCGGCGCCGATGCTTCCACGGTGACGCAGGCCGCGACGCCGGTCACTGGCGAAGCCATCACCAAGATCAGCAGCAACCGCGCGTATCAGCTCGGGACGACCCTTGTCGGCGCCCGCAACGTGTCGGCCGTCACGGTGACAGTCAACGCGACGGCTCGGGCGAACAGCACCGCGTACACGGTCGGTCAGATCTACGCGCCCGCCACGCCGAACAACCACATTTACATCTGCACCATCGCCGGCACTTCGGCCGCGTCGCCACCGACGTTCACCACGGACGGCACGACGTTTACCGACGGCACCGCGACGTTCAAGGACCTGGGGACGATCAACAGCCTCGCCGCCGGCACGGACTACCTGTTGGACGCTCAGCTCGGCCTCGTGTCGA